AAAGCTCCACCAGAACCTCCGCCTCCGCCGCCTGTAGCTTGAAACCACTTAGATCCGCCGTCGATCTCTTTGAGGCGAGACATAACAGCGTCCATCCACTCTTTAAAAGAGCGAATGTTTTTATCGGCACCGCGAAACACGTTCGGGTCCGAAGGCGAGTTCATTGTAGTAGGAGTATCAGTACGGCTAAATCCAGCCGGATCGTCGCGCCATATGTAGTCGTTCAAAGGATCTGGAGTGTTACCGCCAACTCCAAGGCGGAACAGCATCGGGCGGCTATCAGTGATGCTAAGCACGTTGTTTGACGCGTTAACAACTACCTTAGCGATCGGAATCTTGTCTTCCGAGAAGCCGGTGTTGTTGCGAGTAACCTCAACGTCTAAGTAGCTCTCAGTATCAACAACTTGAGTAAACTCTCCGCCGGCGCCACCGTTCGCGCCCGGGTCCCAGAGAGCTCGAGCGTCTTCCGCGCGGCTGGCAAGTGTAAGCGACATCTCGATGTAGTTAGTCGCGTCTGTAATCAGGGTTACAGACTTATTTTGAGCTCCTGGAAGGGCGACGAAGAACGAACCCTCTGAGCCAGCTGACCACCAGAGGGAGGCGTTTTCGACAGTAATATCGACAGAACCAGCGGGGTTACCGATCAGGGTGTTGGGCTGAAAAACCTCAAAGCCCTTGATAAGGTACGGCTTATCATCCACCATAGCCTGGATGAAGCCCTTCCAGTCGCCCGCTGAGTAAGCGTCAAAGGCGACAACGTCGGGAAGATCTAGTCTCTGGTTTGGAGCTACCTTAAGTCTACCGAGAACTGCCATTAGCTACCCCTAGGCTTGCCCTTGTACCGTCATTATGATAACAGATCAGTACTCAGCTACGATAGCTCGTAGAGCGAATAAGCGTTATACACGTTATCTGGCAAGACGACTATGAAACGAACCGATACGCCAGCTGCTTTTGCGTCTAAAAGAAGCTCTTTTAGCTTTTCGCGAGGCGAGACTGTGTCAACTACGTACACTGGATAATTCTTTCCAGTGGAACCTGGCTCTGTAGCGAACCGGGACCGCAGGAGGTTAACAGCCACTCCAGAGGTATGACTTTTCTTAAACCGATAAGACGGGTCGATGAAAATAGTGGAAGTGCTCGGCTTAGCAATATACTTAATCGGCCCTTCCTCGTCTTGTCTACCGTAGCTCAAAACTATCTCACCGCTCGCAGCAGGGAAAACGGCAGAGTCGTGAACCTGAATAGAGCCGCCGAACTCTCCAAGAAGTACGCTCTGAGAGATTGTAGTCTGCAGCTCAGATATAGTATACGGAGCGTTTTTCTGATCGTACAGAAACGAACCGACGTAGCCGGTTTCGTCTTGCACGTTTGTTAGAAATACTTTTGAGTTTCGAGTAGTAAAGATTTCGCCTTTGTTGACTGACGGAGCGTTTGTCACGCTGGCCAGCGCGTTGGTCGAAACTGTAACTTGGAAAGTAACATTATTCACTACTGCAGTTACCGCACGTGTACCGTTTAGGTTTTCAGCTAGAATGCTAGCAAAGCTATTAAAGTTTGCTAAGCGGACAAGCTCACCCGAGGTTAATCCGTGAGGCTCGATTGTTGTTACTGTAATTACGTTAGATCCGTTTTGAGCCGACAGCGGACCAACGCCCATAGTAAGCTTATTACCGACTGGCTTAATAGTCGGAGAGATGTTGACTATAGTGTTGCCGTTTTTCACAGCGTAAGTATAGCGAACATCCTTAAGGATAAGTCCGTTAGGTTGCTGGAGATAAAACCTGCCGTTTAGCTGCGGAAAAAACTCTGGATTAGTTAGTTCTGCAGTCGTTGTAAACGCGCGAGCGATCGTAGCAGTAGTCCCCTGCAAGTGAGCTGAACCCGCTAAAGAACGGCGGACGATCACAGGAGTAGCTGGAAGAGTAATCACGATCTCGTTCGAGTTTACTTCCCAAACCGTCGCCGCTCGCTTTGAGCTTTCTAGCTTGTTTCTTTTTGGCCTAAAGAACAGAACGTCATCGATTGAGTTAACCCCAAACGCACCTTGACTTGTTCCACTCTCGTTAATGAACGATATAAAAGCAGCATCTTCGATAAGATCGACAGCTCCAGATGTAACTTCATCTGCGGTGTTAGTGATTCTGCTCGATTGAACGTCAATATAGCCAGCAGCGGTTCCAAGTACTACGAACGTGCCGTTGTTTGCTGCGTTCGCAAAACCTGTAATTACAACTTCGTTGCCTATAAAAATATTTAAAGTTGATGCCATAGCGTAGCGAACTACGTTTGCAGACTGATAAACAGCGCTCGAAGTAGGCAAAATAGAAGCAGGAACACCCGTATCAACTATTTGATCGAGAAAGAATGAGCCAGAATTTGCAGCGCTGAACGGAACTCCAGTCGCAATAACCGAATCGCCGCTTCTAAGCAGCGAAAAATTTGGGTTATCTCCGCCAGCCCAGTACAGCTTCATCGTAGTACTTTGCTTTACAAGCCTGTACTGGCTGGATATGGTAGCGCCAAGGCGAAGAGTTTGCGGAAACTTTAAGAAACGATTAGCAGACCCGCCGACAACCTCGATCGATCCCACTGGACCAAACGTGTCAGTAAACAGCTCAACGAAATCCAACTTATCAATAGCGTTGAAATATGTGGACGAGAAGATCGCAGAAGGTGCTTGAGCGTTGATCTGAGCTGCGATCTCTTCCGCGGTAACGCTGTTAGCGTTGTTAAACGCGCTCGCGTTAAACGTAATTTCAATAACCTGGTCAGAACCGTCAACCCTGACTAGGAGGTTCGCTTTGTCAAAAACAACGAACGGTCCTGCTGCGATCGAGCGAATATTTGCCTTAATCGTGTCGCGTCCGTAAAATAGCTCCATTAAGCGAAATAAGAGTTGCTTAATTTGCTTGGGATAATAAGTTTGGAGCTTAATAAACTCACGATAGTCTGCGTCGACCATTCCGATTAGCGGAGGACGAATCACTCCTACGTTAGCCCCTAGCATATCAAGATACTGCCCTTCAGCAGTATCTATAAACAGCTGCTTACGAACCTCAATAAACAGGTTTTCAAGCTCTGCATCGCCGCTGGCGATGCTGCCGATTACCGCTTTAAAGTTTTTCTTGTCGCGAAACAAGCCTGGGAGAAAGCTTAGAACTTGCTCAACTCTTTTCGCGATTTGCTGCTGAGATGCTGGCATATTAACCCGAGCTTACTGTGACGTTGTCGATGCTAATTACAGCTTTTTCGTTATCCTGAATGACGATTCGCTCTTCGCTAGGAGTAGGGTCGAACAGCGTAGCCGATTCTACACCTTCTACGCTCATAACTGCGGCAGTTAGCTCGGAAACAATGACGTCGTCACCAACGCCAAGGCCCTTAATGTAGTTCAAAAGAGCTGACTTAATCGCGTCAGACACTGTGCTCAGGTTGATGCCACCAGAAGTCTTAACAATCACGTTGACTGTAATGTCTTTAACCAGAGGAGGAACGGTCTCGATCTGAGTGCCAGCAGCCTTGTAACCCTGGAAGTTAATTGGGTCTGGATCAAAGCCATCGACTGTTTTTTGTACTGTCGCTAGAAGCCCAGTGTAGAAGCGGTATCCGTCCACTCCGATCGCCGTATCGCTCGAAAAGCTGAGCTTTTGAACCGGAGTGATACTTGTGTTGAAGGAGTTGCTCATCTTGTGAGCGTTCGTGGCAGGTGTTAAGTATACAATCGCTGAAACGCTTTCGGCTGGGTCAGTTGAGAAGTTAGTAATCGAACGGTAGGTGCTAAACAGAGTTCCGTCAGTAATAAAGAACGTGTTAGGCAAGCCGCTAAGTAGTACGCTCGCCTGGGTGCTGCTGTTAGAGATAGCCAGCGTTAGATACTGAGTTCTTAGAGTAGCGTCAGTGCCGTAGTTTAAAACTACGTGAGCTCCGCGGTTTGGCTCTAGGAATACAGAGTCAGACACGTTCATCTTATCGCCGACGATAGCAGATTCAGAGTAGAAGAACCGAACATCAGCCGCGTTGTCAACTGCTGTTGCTTCAGGCGATCCTCTGGTGTTTTCAACAACAAAATAGCTATCTGCAACAGCGACAACTCGGAAAGTTCCTCTGTTCCCAGGTAGGAAAGTGTTTCCCGTCACAGACACGTAGTCGTCGACAGACACACCGTTTTGAGCAAACACAGGACTGGAAGCGCCAGTCATCCAGCGGTAGCGATAAAGATTTTGAAACTCAACCGCTTCGACAATCATCGAGTCGGTCGCCGTTAAACCATGCTTCCATTCCACAAAGAAAGCAGCAGAGACTGTGGTTGCAACAGTTGCACCTAGAACGATTGGGCCTTGAGCGGTTCCGCTCGGATTATGCACCTCTATCCAGTTGCCGACTGGATCAATCGCTAGAATTGGAAACTGGCTTGATACACCGTCACCAGTTGAAGCTGAAGAGCGGTTACCCACCGAAAGGTTAGTGTTTCCAGAGTACAGAACGTCGCCAACCTTAGATCCTACAAACGGAGCAGAGGGAGTTCCCGTAGCTGTCCAGCGCCAAACCTTACCAGCTGAGCGGCCGTAAGCTGCAGATACATCCGTGGTCGTAATCGCGCTGGTCGCCGAAAGAGTAATACCTCTCGCAGTTGCTTTAAAGCGTCCAGTTGTTCCGTTTACGTTTTGAACTGTGATCACGTCGTTAAGAATAAAGTTCTTCGGTTTTCTTGAAGCGATAGAGTTCTGAACTCTTACAACCTGGCCGGCTGCAAAAGACGTCATATCTGCGCTGTTTACTTGAATCCGAGTCGCTCCTGCATCGACTGAAGCAGGAATCTTTATGAAGCTTTTAATCCCGTTAGCAGACCCGCCTGAGACCTTAACTGCGCCACCAGTTCCGATCGTCTTACTGGCGACCTGCAGTCGCCCGCCGTCTGCTGTGGCAGTCGCCGAACCAACGATAGAGAAAGATGTTACTGAAGACTTGTTAAACCAGTCTTCAACGTTGCGAAAGCTAGTCGGCACAAGGCGAAAGTATTCGCCAGCTAGCTCACTGGCAATGTTTGGCGCAGTGGAGATGTCGTAGTCAGGATGACTAAACTCCATCTGCTTCTTAAGAGTAAAGTTTTTGCTAGGGTTTACCGACGCAGAGTAGAAGTCAAGAGCAAAGTTACTGCCGTCGTAAAGCGACACGTAGCTAGTGCCAACCGTGTGGTTGTAACCTACAGAGATCGGTTCATCAAACGTAGCAAGAGTGATCGCTCCTGTTCCCATGTAGCCCAGAGCGTTCACCGCTGTCACTACTCGAGAAATAATAGGGTCCGTCAACAGCGTCGTTTCAATATTAGCCGCTACGGTTCCACCAAGGGGGAAGACTGATACTCCGATCGAGCTGGATTGAATCACGATAAGATCTGCAGTTGCAGCCGCTACCTCAGCGTTGATAACTTTCACCGTACCGCTAGTGTCAGTAATAAAGTAAGTTGGGCGAGCAGAACCTGCTGCTGTCACGTCGTCGGCAGCGCTGGTGCGCCCGGAAGTAACTTCAATCCAGTTGTTTGCAGATATGTTTGTTATCGTGAAAGTACCGTTGTTGCTAGCAGCGCTATAGCCAGCGACCACTACTGTGTTACCGATCGATAGACCGCCGGTGTTAGCTGCAGCGTAGCGAACTGTGTTGCCGGACTGCCAGATCGCGTTGGTCAACGTACGCGCAACTGGAAGATCAATTCCGGTTGCTGTGTACTGGATAGTATCGTTCGTAAGCGACGTAGTAACAAGAGCCGACACAGTAAACGTACCGTTCAAGCTAGCTTCAGACATGTTCGAGATAACAACCGAGTCTCCAACTTGGAGCAACCCTGTTAAGCTACCGCTAAACTGCAGGCTAGCACCGTTGGACGTGCGGCGGAAACCACTGGTGGAGTACGGAATGGTCGTACGAGTACCGTGACTGACGGTAATCGAAGTGTTTACGCTTACTCCTACAACTTGGAAAATTCCGTTGTTGATAGAGCGTGTAAAACCAGCGACTTGTATAGTGTCGCCAACAGTAAGTAAGCCGGTGTTAGAAAGCAGGTACGTAGAAGTTAGTCCAGCTCCAGAATCTTGAGCGGCTGTAACAGCGTAAGACGTGTTTATAGTAGCTGAGCCTTGCAGGCGAACCGTAAGCTGCGTGTTACTAACTGCAGTTACTTTGCCAGAACCGATAAAGAAGGGAGATTTGCTAGAAAGAGCTGAGTCAGTGATCGAAGCGATATCGCCAACGAGCACGCCGTTAAGCGCAAAGTTAGGAGTTGCTCCAACTCCAGCGTAGTCTATAGTCAAAAGCTGACCTGAGCGCGATACTTTATAACCGATACCAACAGCCGAGACTCCAGCTCTAACTGGCCCAGAGGAGAGGAAGAAATCTACGTCAGTACGGTTGTTGAAAACCTTATGAAGAGCGAAGGCACCCTGGTTCGGCGAACCTGGATAAAAGATGCCAAACCTAACGCTGTCGCCAACTTTACCAAACTGAGTTGACCGAACGATTACAGCAGAATCGGCGGCGGAAGACTTATAAACGTTACGCGAGCGCATCATTAGCGCGAAGTCTTGGAACGTAAAATCACGCCAAATCGCGTTGTTAAAGTCTGTTCCAGGAGCGGAGTCGCTGTCAAACGCGTCAAAAGTAGTAGTTGTCGCAGTGCCTTTAACTCGACCGGTACGATACATAGGGATAAGGAAGGTCTTGTTCGTGCTGTCTTGATCTAGCTCAATGATTAAGCGATCGTACGGGCTAAACTTGTGAGACTCAGATACAACATACTTATCGCCAGCGAATATTGGACGGATGCCGTCGTAAGTCTGCGGAGTAATTAAAACGTTAGAGTTGATTGACCGGATGCCCAGTATCTGCTGATTGTTGATGCCGGACGCGTACTTAATAAGGTCGTCAACTTGCACATCAGCTAGGTAAGTTTTAGTACTGTCTTCGTTTGCGTACGGAATCGTAAGGTCTGAGGTTGTTACAGCTCCAAAAATCATGCTGCGAGATTTACTGTTCGCGAACAAGCCGCTAAGACCATCTTTCAGGCGAGGGAACGTCGTTCCTTCGGCTCCTGCGAGCTGAAAGCCGATATGAGGCTGGTTCGGCTTACCTGATGAGCCTGCTGTGTAAAGGTTTTTACCTGTACCAGCCGTGCCTAAGATGTACACCGAGCTCGCTAGTTCGCTTAGCGAGTTTGACTGAAGGCGAATAAACTGGTTATTAAACACGACAGCTTGAGCGAAGCGGATTACCGAGTTAACCTGATCTGCCACTGCGCTGGGCAGAAGGTTAACACCCACCAAGGGGATTCTCTGGATCAAGCCGCTTGACCGAAACACTTGAATATCGTCTGGGCTACTAACTGTTGCCGTAACGACAGTTGGAAGGTTTGGATACGTCGTGTCAGGGTTGCGCACGTACACTGTTTGATCGTCGATCTTTGAGACCACCTCGTACACGCTGGTCGCGTACGAAGGGAACCACGCCGCGTAGCCAGTGCCCACGCCAGAAACTGTCTTAGTGGATAAGTATACAAAGTCGCCAACAAGAGTATCAACGAAAGCGTTTGAGCGGTTAGACTTTAGCTCAACGTTATCAGTTGAGACGACTCGTCCCTGAGTAATCGTGTCGCCGTTCGCTATGTTAAACGTTCGCTTGGAGCTTACCGCGTCGACGGCGATAAAGAAAGCTGGAGTAACATCTTGCTGAACCGGGAAGTTGTACTTGGCGTTCGCGCTTACTACAGAGTCAACGTAAGCTTTTGTGTACTCAGAGCCTGCAGTCACGTTATCGCCTTCAGCGAGACGCTGAGCGAGCTCTATCTCACCAGAGAAGCGATTCAGCTTATACGAAGAGCTAGAACCTTCCGAAACTTGAGCTCCGCCAAAAGCGACAAGAGCAAGGTCTTCTTTGTTTGGGTTGAGCTGCGCTCCGCTAACGCTGGTTTCATCTAGAGATCCGTTGACGCGAGTAGTTGTACACTCGACGTAGTCGTTTTGCGCGACGCGCGTCGCAGTAAATACACCGTTGTTCTGCGCGCTCACAAAGCCTGTAACTGTAACCGAATCGCCCACTAGTACGCCGTCGGTATTAGGAACCGTGTAGCGAGTTGTGGTGCCAGATTGCCAAACTGCTGCAGACGTTGGACGCGCTCCAAGATCGTCGGCCAGAATGATTGTTAGCTTAGAATCAGAAGAGTTTACCTTATTCGACGCCACCCTCACCTGGCTAGACTCAACGATAGCCGTAACGCCAGCGATTTTTAAAGTAAGCTGAGCCGCCCATTGAGCTGCTGTCGCAGTTTTGTAAGTCGTACCGTACTGCGTAAAGTCTGCGTCTCTAAAGATTACGTCTTGCACAGGAGTGTTGTCTACTTTATAAAGTAGACGAGCAGCGACAGACGAGATGCCAAACGACCAGAGGGTGCGAACAGTAGAGTAGATAATGCCGGAAGCGGGGTTTTTTTGAAGGATTACGCCGTTTCTATAAAGCGACATCACTCGGGAAACAGTGACTGGAAACTTAAGGCTATCGTTCGCGTTACCGCCAAGAATCTGAAGCTCTTCTGGGTCTGTACCGTCGAAGAATCTCTTGGCCACGAGGGCCAGAGCGTTCTTGTTACGGAAGGACCTGGCGATAACCAGGGTTCCCTTCCGGTTGATCGCGTCGATGATCTCCGTGGCCTTTACGAGGCCTGGGACGGCCATGTCGTTCTCGTCGAACGTGATGGTTTCCTGAGATTTATCAACTCGATAAGTTAAAGTATCACCCGGCTGAAGCCCGAACGGCTGATCGATAGCGGACACAAGGATAGGTGGAGTAACTGGAAATTTCGCAACTTGAATAAGCTGCTCTGACCCAGCGGCGTCATCTACGATCCGCTCCACACCTTGACCTGAGAAAGATGGTTCAAAGCCTGTGCCGTCGTCGATGTAAAGCTGCGCGGGCACAGAAGAGTTAATAGGCTCACTGAGAGAAGCAGACACGACCCGCTTGTTGTCTACCTGGTCGGATACGCCGATTACAGCTTGAAGTATAGAGCGCTTTGTTCCGCGAGCGATAAGCTGAATCGCGTTTCTGACGCGAGCTCGCAGGATAGGGTCTAGCTCGATATCTCGACCGTTATTGAAGTTGGAAAGATTTGTTACAGTAGCGCCAGTAAATGGAGCTGCTGAAAACTGCACGATCGCGCCGGCAGGTACGTTACCGACAGTGCCGGCTATTTGAGCGAAAACAGGAACACCGTCAAGGGTCGTTTCGCCGTCTACTAGAGTTACGGAGCGAGCCAGGGAGAATCCAACTGCTGGAGAAAAGTTGTTAGCCGGAGAGCGAACAGCAGTTCCCGCGGACACGCTCCTGTTACCGCCTTGCGACAAGATAACAGCTTCTACCGCTGTATGATTCTTGGTGACCGGCGAGGAAAGATTGATAGTCCAGTAAGAAGAGTTGTTCGTTAGAGAAGCGTAAGCGATCGGGCCTTCGTAGTTACCCGTTCCGCGGCCGATATACACGCTGCCGGCTGTTGGGAAAGTGGAAGCGTCTTCTACATTTATAGAGACGTCGCCAACGACTGGAGGCGGAAGGCCGATGTAGATCTTAGAGCTTTTCTTATCGAAGCTGTTATCGCCGATCCTAATAACATCAGACGCTGGCGAAGCCGTCTGGCGCCGGACGTTAAACTCCGCGGCACGGCGATCTAGATCAGCCCCGTTAGTCGTATCGATGTTAAAAAGCTTAATTAGCTCGACGATCGAAGCGTGAATCTCAAAGTCAGACTGCGCAGCAGCTTCTAGAATACTGGAAATAACAGAACCCACTCGCATATCCGAGAGGGCTGTGTCGGCGAGGATCTTTTTGACCATCGCTCCAAGTATCTGATTGTATGACTTAATTTCGACTGCCACCGGTTACCCCTTGGGAATCTGGAAGGTGAGCGGAATGGACGTCGCGCTACCTGCTAGCTTTATACTAGCATTTATAAAGACAGAGTTGTTCGTAACCGTGTAGCCGAAGCCGTCTGTACCGTCAAACCTATCGTCGCCGCCGATCGCTGTCTCTAGAAGCAATAATAGCAGACTTTCGCTAATCTCGTTGTTCCTAAAGCGACCCGCGATCTCTTCAAAGCCAAAAGCGGGGTTTCTAAGAAGCTCTCGTGTTTTCACTTTTACTTTCAAGCTAGCAGCTTGAGCAGCGTTAGCTAAGCCGTACACTAGCTGGAGATCGCCGGTGCTGTCAAAAACTACGTCGTCGCTTCCGTCTAGGGCGATATCAACTCCCAAGCTTTTCAAGTCCTGAGTCAGGTTCTTCACAAACCAGGGTTCTTGAGCGTTGATCGGAAAGCCAATAGTTCCCTTAGCTGGGATCATTATAAACTTATCAGAGTTAACTGTGTTCCGCTTGTAATGAAAAACAAACGCGCGCTGAGTAGTTAAGTACTGCTGCAGATTGGCGTCGCCAGACAGGGTCATAATAAGCTTATCGTTGTTTTTGTCTTCTTGAATGTTAAGAATTCTGCGTCTGGCGAGCGGCAAGGCTGCCGATCCCACAAACACCTCATCGTCGATCCCAAAGTTAGGCGACTGATCGATCGGAACGATAACGGTGTTACCAATCCCGTTTATTACTAGAAGAACCTTCTCGCCTATCTCGTCTACGAACGGAAACTGAAGACCGTTAGCTACTGCGATCTCCATCCAGTTATCAGGACTTCCAAGATACTGAGCTGCGAGACGCTCGAGAGTTCCGCCTGCAGAAAACGGAACCATAAATCCCGACTGATACGTGTCCATAGGAATAGCGGGATTATTTAAAGCGGTCCGAATCTGTCCGAACGGGTCGCCCCGCTCGTTGTTAACAAAAGTAGTAGGAATAAGGCCAGTTATAGTGTTTCTAAGCTCAATAAGACTTTCAAGCACAGTGAAGTCTTGAAAGCGAAACGTGATAACTTGAGGTCCACTGACGCGACCCAGAAGCTTGTTGTAGCTTGAGTCTCCTAAACCAAGGCCGTCTGTCACCTTGTCGTGAGTGATGCGCACCCGCTCTCGCATCTGGTAAAAGTCGTCTTTCTGCAGAAGAGCAACTCGACGTAGCTCGCGATCCACAAGGGCTTGCTCAGCTTGAGTTACTGGAATATCGTTAACGTATATGATCTCCAGCAAATCATTAAACTTGCGAATGTTCGCAGCGTTAGAAAGCGGATTCTGCGACGACGCTCTGTTGCTGTCCACCAGGTTAGTAAAAAGGCGGTACTGTGAAGCGGCAGCGTTTTTATTAGGACTGTCAGCTAGGGCTTGGATTCGTTTTAGGTAGTCGACTTTAACAAAGTCCCAGTTATTACGAAAGTACTCCCAGCGACCTTCAGCGACCTTCGGCAAGTCTGCTAGAGAAAGCTTTTCGTTGCGATCCAGCTTAAAGAAGAGAGTAAGGTCTCTCATTACGTTAACCATGGAAGGATATTTAA